CAGTTAGACGGTGGAAAATTCCATAACATAAACCACATTAATTCAATAGTAGATGAAAACCCAGTTCTTATAAACTGGGGTAGCTTTGGCATTTGATAGGAGCAAAAATGAAAAACGAAAAGCAAGCAATAATAGACTTAACAAAATTGATGGATGCAAAAGAAAAGTTTGCATTCTTGAATGTTTCTAAATACTCAATAGTTGCCCTAAATAAAAAGAACGAAGGTGCATTCCCATCTATGTTCGCTAGAGCAATTATGAATTCTATAGCTATTGATCACCCAAGAGTTATGAAAAACTTTTCATCTGGTCTAGTAGACGAAGTAGAAAAAGGTAAGCATGTTCGATTAGGCTTAAAGTCTAGTGATAGAAATTATAGTTCAAATCTTTTTGAGCATTATTATTTAAATAATAAGGATGTATTTGATACATTCTGTAACTTTTATATTAAAGATACACCAGTGTTAGTTGTCTCTTTCCATGATAAGAAAACAATTTATAAGACTTTGAACTCTAAGGTAAATGTAATTACTGTTCCTTATAATAATCATTACGAGAAATTAGACGACATATACTCACAAGTAGCGGAGTTTGAGGGTGGTGTAGATTATTGCCTTATGGACTGTAGTTCTTTGGGTCTTGCATTAAGTGGAAAGATTTGGGACAAACTAAACATGTCCATTATAGACCTTGGTAAGACTGTTAACTTTAATAAGAATTACAATACTTCTACAAAAGATGCGCAATAAAAACAACAAAGAAGATGAACACGATGACCTAGAGCTCTTGTCTGATTTATTATTTGAAACAAATTATTCGTTGTCTCAAATAGCAGACGAGCTAGGTTGTTCATTAAGTGAATTAAATAAAAAAATTAATTCTTCAGGTTTGTCTTGGATAAAAGACAAAAGAAAAAAAATGTCAAGAGGACAGACAGCACTAACTGCAATAATGCAGAAGCTGCTTCCTGGAGAAAAAATAATAAATGAATTTCACATTGGTGATAAACTCAAATTAGATGTTTATTGCCCTAAATATTCTTTGGCTGCTGAGTATCACGGTCGTCAGCATTTCTATTACACAAGTAGATTCTATGATTCTAAGTATGACTTTGAGCAAGCTTTAATAAGAGACTCTAAAAAAGCAGACTGGTGCAAAGAAAATGGAATTGCTTTAGTTGTATTTAGATATAATGATAACCTGACAGAACAGTCAGTTTTTGATAGAATGTTAGACGCAATAAGATCTAACCCAGTGATTGAAAAGCCAAAGAAAAAAAGAAGCATTACAGATAGCGAAGCTTATAAGCAGAGCAAAAAAATGCAATCCGAAAAACGAAAAAACTCTTATAGGGCATACAAGGAAAAAATAAAGAATGACAGAAGAACAGGAAAATAATACGGAGCTTCCAGTTGAGTATCAAATTTTTTCTCTATGCTTGAAAGAAAAGGGTTCAGTAAAATACTTTTCAGACAATCTTTCAGAAGATATAGTTGGAGCCATACATGGCGATAAAGGTATCAATGAATTCTATAAAGCTTTAGTATCTTTTCATACCGCAACTCAACTAGACATAGTTGATCCAATAGCCTTTAAGTCTTGGCTGCAATCTGAGACGGACATACATGAAGCATTAGGTGGCAACGCTGGCGTTTCCGTCATGCTTGATATTTTGCTAGCTATGGAAGTTTCAAATGCTGAAACAATTACTGAAATTATTAAACATAAAGCTAGAAAAAGAAAGCAAATAAATTATCTACAAGAGCTGCAGATAATATTAAATCAAAAAGGGCAAAAAACCCAAGAAGACGTACAGAGAATAGAGAAGCTTACTTCTCAAATACGCGAACTAGAAAATCAAATTCATTATAATCCACTAGATAAAGTTACAACAGGTAATGAAATAGTTTCTAGGGCAGAGTCTCTCTTAGATATTCCAGACTTTCTTCCGACGCAATTTAAATCTCTTAATAGAGCAATGGGTTACACTGATGAGGGTGGCTTTTTTAAAGGTGCAGTTCATGCTGTAATAGCACCATCGGGCAAAGGTAAGAGTACCTTTGCAAAGTGTTTAGCTAATCACTGGCTTGATGTAGGCTATAGGGTTCTTTATGTTAACTTCGAAGAAGCTTTAGGCCACTGGGAAAGAATATTAATGACCCAAATAATTGGTCAGAATGTATATTCAGAAGCACATAAATGGTCTGCAGAACAAAAGCTAGAACATATGAATATGTTTAAAGAAAAACTTTTAGAATGGGGGGATAGATTAATGGTTAGACACGATCCTGATACCCCATACTTTGAAGACCTGGAGTTTTGGTTAAGAGATATTATTGGCCACAATGAGAACATGCCAGATGTTGTTATTATTGACACGATACAGTCTATGTTTACTCGAGGTGCAGGTAAAGGCAAACCTAGATGGGGTGAGTTTGAAGAGATGATGGTTAGATTAGAAAAGCTAGCCAGAGATATGAACTGTGTTATGATCATAACAGCACAAGAAAACTCAAATAGAATGAAAGAAAAAAGAGAAGTCGTTCAGCAGTCTGATACTGGTGGATCTTTAGCTATTCAGCAGAAGTGCGCCGTTACAATATTTATTACAGAAAAGCGTTTAGCTACTGATGATGAAACAGTAGATGAAAACATAATGCAGTTGCAGATACCCAAGAATAGAATAACTGGATCTACCTTTAGTTATGATCCACCACTTGTTAAGTATGTGGACTTTAAAAAGAGATATGAAGAATATGATCCAATCACTGACGAATCCTACGATACGTCATCTTCTATTCTAGACGATTTATTAAATGATAAGGATTTCCATTAATGCCGAGTATAAGCGTTAACGCAGTAAAAGATTTTCAAATGTGCGAAAGACTATACGATTATAGACACTTAGAAAAACTTCCAGAGAAAATATATTCAAGAGATATATACACAGAAAAATTTGAAAACACTATAAAAAATATAGTTTATTTTTTCTTCTTTAAAAAACAAGGTGGAATAATACCATCATATTCTGCATTATTAAATAGATGGGAAAAAATGTGGTTTCCAAAAGATACTACATCGTACGACATCATTACAGAACAACATGAAACTGCATATGGAAACATGTCCAGTTTAACGTCTAAGGCAGCCGGAATACTCTTGTCATTTTATGAGCAGTACGCAGATTCAGATATAATTCCAATGGCAATTTGTGAAGAATATACTGTTCCTGGAAAAAATAAAGTAAACGTAGAAGACAAATTTGATTTAATACTTTTTGAAGATGGCAAATATCTCGTAACTAAAATCTTATTTAATTACAAGCAATCAAATAAGCATATCTACCAGTTTGATTTCTGTGCTATGAAGAAGGCTTATGAGAATAGACACCCATCTAAAATGCCAAAAGTAAAAATTGGTTATATTGATTTAATGTCTAATAATTTAAAATTTAATGAAGAAAATATAGATGAAGATGAAATGACAGTATTCGAATACTGGTTTGATAAAATAGGTAATACAGAGGTTTTTGTTCCAAAAAGAAACTTAATACCTTATTGTAAAAAATGTCCTTTTGATAAACCATGCTCACAATGGGCAGGTTGGATTAGTGAGAGTTATAATGGCTAAGTCAATATTAGATGAAATACTTGTTCAGAGAACTGAATCCTCTTCTTTTGAGGAAGAGAATAAAATATTAAAACCACTTCTAGAAGAATTGGAAATGATCACAGATGATTCCATTAGGTCGTTTACTAGATCAGTTCTTTTAAAAGCTAAACACTTTTGGGATATACCTTCTAGTTTTTCTGGAAAGTATCACCCAGCAGATGAACACGGTGTAGGTGGTAATCTACTTCATACTAAAAGAGTTGTTAGAGTCGCTAGCGTAATAAGTGATTCATACAGTCTAGTCAATGAAGAAAGAGACATAGTTATATCTGCTTGTATCTTGCATGATGTTTGCAAGGGTATAGAAAAGGATGATGGAGACGGATGCAAGTATGATCCAATGCATCCTTATACAGTTGGTAGATTAGTTGAACAGTGCCAAAAAGACGATAAGAACTTTGCGAATGAATCACAATCTTCAACGCTATATTTAGGGGAAGAAATAGTTCAATCAATATTAAGACTAATTAGAAGTCATCTTGGTCCGTGGTCTCCAATTCCAGAAACATATCCTATTACATATTTAGATTATATAGTTCACATATCTGATAATATAGCTTCAAAGCTACATACATTCATCGAAGACAGCGAGTTAATAAATCCAAAATGGAAAAAGAACAAAGACTAAGTAAAAGACATTATCTTATTTCTAATCTAGAAAAGATTATTGAAGATTCAATTTATTATAGAAATTATAATAAGTATATGAATGAGTCAAAAAAGATATCAATAGGCCCAATTACAGAAAAAAATATAGAAGCAAAGATAAAATGATCATACCATTAGAAGAGGATAAATATCTTAATAAATGGCAGCTGGTTGAAATGGCTGTTTATGTTCCATCATTGTCTAGAGTTATTAGACAAAAAGAAAATGGCAATACAAAATTTATTAGTGTATTTGATTTGGATGAATTTAGGCAGAAGCATAATAATACTGGATTGTATACTTCTATCTGGCATTACGATGTGGCAGACATAGACAACTGTGTCCGATTGGGTTCTTTATATTTTGATATAGATAACTCGGAAGAAGATGTATCATTAAACGATTGTAGAAAACTGTACGAATATCTATCTTCTTACATTCCAGAAGAATCTATAATTGTATACTTTACTGGAAAAAAGGGTTTCCATATAGAGTGTGAAGCTATAACACTTGGAATAAATCCAACTAATAGTCTGTCTAAAACTTTTAGATACATAGCAAACAGATTGAAGAAGGATCTAGATTTAAATGGTTTAGACTTTGCTGTCTATGACCAAAGAAGAATGTGGAGACTCGCAGGGTCTAAGCATCAAGATACTGGTCTTTATAAGAATAGAATTTCAAAAGATTTATTATCTAAAGATATGAATGAAATTAAATTATACTGTGAGAAACAACAGGATAACCATATAGCTATGCCTGAATTCGATGCAAAAGCTAATATGTGGTATAGGCAATTTACTTATGACATGGAAGAAGAAAAATCTAAACCAGAAAATTGGTTAGATCATTTTAATAAACATGGCTCTTCTTCTTTTAAGTCTTTAAATGATTCAGAAAAATTATTTACTCCAGAAGCTTTAGTAAAAGGATGCACTGCTGTAGCAAGAATAATCCAACAAGCAAAAGATAAGAAGCATTTAGACCACGAATCAAGACTATTTCTTTGTTCAATATTAACATTTAACGAGGACTCTGTTAAGTTTTTGCATAGTATACTAAGTATGTGCAATGATTATAATTATGAAAAGTCTTCTGCGCACATTAATGACTGGATTAAAAGAAGAGATCTTGGTATAGGTGGTCGACCATTTAGCTGCGAGAGAGCTAACTCTGTTGGGGTTGGATGCGGCGA